TAAGTATTCATTTGTGGTTTGTGTTTTCATTGCTATCTACCTTTCCATCTTGCGTCTGGTTGCAGTGGCATCACTCATGCGCTGAATGATTTGGTTCTGTGTCTTAATAATATAGATGCTATAGCCCATAGTCAACATGCTGGCCGTTAGGGCTATGATAATTCCAATCATTGTTCCTGTATCTAGATACATTACATTCCTCTTTTCTTGGCACGAATAGCCAACTTGGCTATGCTATATCCGCCAATAGTTTTGCTGACACCAGTGATTACTTCTCTAGTTTTTACTGTAATCTTTGGATTCTTTTTCCAAGCCTTACCGTTTTTTCTTTCGTTGTTACCCATGCTATCTCCGTTCGACTAGTAGTTATCCAATCAACTTACTTTGTGGCCCCCCAATATGAAAAAAAATATGTTGGCAGGGTGAGACCTGAATCCCACCCTGCCAATTGCTATAGGTGCATAACCCTGTGAATCTCATTGTATAGAGATTGAGATGGGGTTATACATTGTTGGCAACCTACAAATCTGTTGACTTGTAAGTGGCAAGCGATACATATTGTGTCTGTTACTGGTAAACCAAGATAAGCAGTTAACTCATCTTGTTTCATCAGGGGGAATACATGCTTGCCTAGATATAACCAACTGGGAGGTCTGTCGGCTATGTTGTAGGCACCTTCTAGGTATTCACCATCACGGTCTGTCCATTGATGGCTAAACCCTTTGTCGCTAGTTATATCATTAGTGAGTAATGGTTCAGACTCCTGCTCACCTCTATTAATCTCGTGAAGGTCCAAGGCATGTTCTGCCATAGAACCTTCTAGTTCAAGACTACATTCTACGCAATACTCATCACGAGTATCTAACCAAGTGGCTAGATTCTCGTGAGAGCATGAGAAGGTTTGCGTAGATGATGATAACGCAAAGGAAGACATTGGCCCTTATTGAGCCAATGTAAGGCTTGTTATGACCAAGTTATCAAACCACTCGCCATCTTTTTTGCCAGCACGAGTGGACATGAAGCCAGATACATTAACTACTGAATCTGGGGTGATGTTGCTTCTGATAAAGGCTAGTAGGTCAGCATCAGCCGTTCCTACTAGACGAGAGCAAACAAACACGGACCTGAATGAACCGTCCGCTTGAGATACTGCTTTGTTGTCTTGGATAGCAAGGGTAATTCCACCCTTATTATCAAAAACTTTCTTAACACGAGCACTTTCGAATGAGAAAGAGTTCATGAGTTTATCTCCTATTCTGTAGCAGGATACCTTCCTACTACATCAGCCACACACCATGAGCGTTCTTTGCTCATGGTAGCCTTTCAGCACTGACCAACTCAGCAAAAGATTTATTTTAACTGAGGGCGCCAGGTCCTAACCCTAAGCCCGAAGACTGTTATCCGCTCCGCACCCTTCTGAACTGTATGGATGTATTGTAGTTACAACCTGCGCTGTGTATTGCTTGACCCAGGGTGTTTAATAAGGAGAGTTAAGTAGTATATGTATCTCTGATAAAGATTTTCCCGTACAAAGTACCCCTAATACTAGTACCAGTTTGTCCTATTATGTACTGATTTTTTGGCTAATAAAAAAATACTTTGTTTAAAAGTGTTCGTTTTAGGCTGTTGAACGGATTAAACAGTATAGAGGCTGTTTCTTTTTTTAACAGTAGCAAGTCCTTGGGGGACTTGCGTTACAGAATGTACTTACGGTTTGTTACAGATTGATGCAAACGGGACGGGACTGATGACATTTAACAAAGGCAGTACTAACCCAAAATCTTTGGCTATGGGACAAGCAAAGGCTAAAGTTCTAGCCTTGGTGGCCGAAGGCCACTCAGTTCATAAGGCTATGGAAGTCTGTGGTAAGAAACCAGACACCGTCAGAATATGGATGCTTAGGGATAAAAAGTTTGCAGCAGACCTAACGGAGGCTAAAGCCACCGCAAAGGATGCCTCCCTTGCTTCGCTAGGTATACCCAAGGATGAAATAGATTTCCCAAATTTTTCTGAGATATTCCTAGCACAAAAAGTATTCCCGCATCACCAAGATTGGATTGACTTACTAGAGGATAGACCCCCTTCGTGGTTGCACCCTAGTATGGTTTACGAAAAGTCTGACCCAGCCCGTCTATTGATTAACGTGCCCCCTGAGCACGCTAAGAGCACGGTCATAACCGTAAACTACTCCACATATCGTATCGCCCTCAATCCAAATATCCGCATTATAGTGGTTTCTAAAACGCTTATCAAGGCACGTGAATTCGTGTACGCAATCAAGCAGAGACTCTCACATCCACGCTGGTTAAAGTTGCAAACAACTTTTGGCCCCGAAGGTGGTTGGAAAGAAGACTCAGACACTTGGCGAGTTGATACCGTTTATCTTGGGGGCGATGCACGAAATTCTAGTGAGAAGGACCCTACCATCCAAGCACTTGGTATGGGTGGGCAAATTTACGGAGCACGGGCTGACCTCATCATTCTTGATGACTGCATAACTACAGCCAACGCCCATGAGTGGGAAAAACAAATCAACTGGCTACAAAAGGAAGTTATTACCCGTCTGGGTAAGAACGGTAAGTTACTAATTGTTGGGACACGAATTGCTGCACAAGACTTCTACAAAGAAATCCGAGAGACCAAGCATTGGTCTGGGGGCAAAAGCCCTTTTACTTATATGGGCATGCCTGCTGTTTTACAGTATTCTGAGAAGCCGCAAAACTGGAAAACGCTTTGGCCTAAGTCGGATGTTGCGTGGGATGGGGATTCTGAAGTACCTGACGAAGAAGGACTCTTCCCGAAGTGGGACGGTAAAGCATTAGCAAGAAGGCGTAGTGAAGTAACCCCATCAACATGGGCTTTGGTATACCAACAAGAAGATGTTTCAGAAGATAATATATTTCCTCCAGCCCTTGTTCAGGGTTGTATCAGAGGTCAACGCAAACGTGGCCTGCTGAAAGCAGGTGCGGTAGGACATCCCTCGCACATTGAGGGGTACACAATAATAGGCTTTGACCCCGCAATGGGCGGGAATGCTGCGTTTGTGGTGACTACATATAACAGATTTGATAGCAAGATATATGTTCTTGATTGTATTAACATGGCAGACCCAACCCCGCAAAAAATTCAAACAGCCATTGAAGAGTTAGTTGAAAAGTATCAACCACAAGAATTACGAGTTGAAATTAACGCTCACCAGAAAGCCTACTCCTTAGATGAAAACTTAAGGCAAGGGTTATCTATTCGTGGTTGTAGATTAGAATCTCACTTTACTGGTAAGAACAAATGGGATAGCAACTTTGGTGTTGCTGGTATGTCTATGTTAATGGGAACCTTACGGGATGGTAAGTTCCAAGATAACAATGTTATTGAGTTTCCTTCTACAGAACACTCTGAAGGTATGAAGGCATTGGTACAACAGTTAATAACTTGGAAACCTAACACTCGTGGTAAGACCGACTGTGTTATGGCTTTATGGTTTACTGTGCTTAGGGCACGGGAGTTTATGCAACAAACAAGCGGTATAAGCAGATATGCAAACAACCGCTGGACAACAAGAGCACAAAAAGAAAGAAGATATACAGTCAATCTAGACGAAGCCTTTGCAGACCAATGGGCTGACAATTACTTATAAAGGAGCAACATGGCAAATCCAATAAAGGCTGTAAAGGCCGTTAAGAATGTGGTTAAGAATTTTCCTGGTGGTAAAAAAGGTCGTGCAATAGAAAAGAAAGTACGCAAAGAATTTGGTATGGAAAAGGGCGGTATGACTGCTGGTAAAGCAAAGTCAATTGCTAGAGAAAAAAAATATGGAACGGCATCTTATAAAGTAGCAAAACAAAATGATAGTTTTGTAAATCAATACGCTAAGTATGCAAAAAAATCTGGTAGCAATCTTAAAGGTAATCAAGCCCTTGCAGGAGCAGTTGCTCCAAAGTCAGTAAGTAAAAAGGTTGGTCCTAAAGTTCCAGCAAAGAAGCGGGGCAAGTAAATGGCTAACCCACTTAAGGTTGTTAAAAAACTTACTGCTGGCAAAGTAAAGTCTGTTAAAAAACGTGAGACTGCAAAAAAAATGAGTAATACTATGTCAGGTGTGGGTGGCTCAAAAGTGTTTAGCAAAGCAACATCTAATAAAAAACTTGGTGCATCATTAAGAGCAGGTCGTGGTTTTAATCCATCAGAAGTAAAAAGAATGGTTAAAGAAGAAAAAAAAGCAGGCTATGCTATGAATCCTAAATGGTTTAATTCAGAAATAAGAGACAAAGGTCGCAATCCTTATCAATTTTCAGGTGGCGGTAAAAAAATTCCAGTAAAGAAGCGGGGCAAATAACATGGCTAGGTCTAAGAAAATGAACCTTGGTCCTACTAAAAAAGTTAAACCATCTGGCAATGTAAAGTTTATGAAAGATTATATTTTTGACCCAACTAACAAAGCAGATTATGCAACCTATGCAGTAGGTGGACCAGTTGCTCGTGTTGTGGGTGGTATAGTTAAAAAGGGTGCAAAGTTTGTAGGTAAGACTTATAAGAACATGGGTAGATAATGGCCGTTGCTAAAATTGCAAGCATCATTGCTAAGAAGCGTGCTGCTGATATTGCTAAGAAAAAAGTAGCAAAAGTTTCTGATAAAGAAGCACGCAATGTATCAAGGGAAATGAGTCAAAGGGTTGGCGGTAGTAAAGGAATTACCCGTCCTCGTGGTTCTGGAAATCTTCAAACAAGACCATCTAATGTTCCTAGAAATACTACTGTTAAAAAAATTACAAAAGTATCACCAGATGAATCAAGTCGAAGAAAACGTGAGGGTGTACAAAAAAGAAAAGAAAGAGGTTGGTCAAGTTTACAAAATCCTCCTAAAGCAAAATCTACTAAAAGACAACCAATTCTTTTAACTAAAAAAATTCCTACTAGAAATGAAATGCTTGGTGCAAAAAAAGTAGTTAAATATCGTGGACAGAATTTAATACTAAGTCCAGGACAGATTAATAAACTACGTGGAAAAACTTCTTCTCCTAAATCTACTATTTTTGAAAGAGATTATAATCTTAAATCAGGTGAAGGTTTAGATTTTCAGAAAAATTTAGATAAACGATTAATAGCACGTAATAATCAAATTGAAAAAGAAGGTCGTACTGCGTATTTGCGTCAAATGCGAGATAGTATAATAAATCCTAAAAAAGTATTAAATCCAAATAAAATGGAAAAATCATGGGAATCAGATAGAAGGGCTGCTGCTGCAGTTAGAGAAGCAGAACGTTTAAGAAAAATTGCATCTAAAAGAAAATTTAAGAAAAAATAATGTCTAAGAAAAGAATAATCAAAAAGGTAGTTAAAAAATTAACTGAAGAAGTTACTAAACCTAAAGTTAAAAAACCAAAACCAACAGTTAAATCAAAACCAAAAACTGCTGCACATACTAGAAAGATGTATGAAATTCGTGGTGCTGGAGATAAAAGGGAAAGAGAGTTATTGGCAGAAGGTGGCAGGCCATCTCGTGAACGAATAGCAGAGTTAAGAAAAATAGCATTCCCCCATCTATATGAATAAGGGTAGGTAAATAATTGTTAAGTATTGAACAGGTTGCAGCCAGAGTAGAGTCTCTTAAACAACGTTCCTCAGACCGTGATGCTAGAGCACAAGATGTTCTTGCTGTCCGTAAAGGACACATTGCACAGGTATATCCTTCTTTCTTTCCAGAAGGTGTAGATGCTAACGTAGTAGCAAACTTTATTGACATTGTTGCCCGTGACCTATCAGAAGTTATGGCTCCGCTACCAGCAGTTAACTGCTCAGCCGCTAATCAAGTCTCTGACCGTGCTCGTTCTTTTGCTGACAAGCGTACCCGTATTGCTTCTAATTATTTTGCTCATTCAGATTTACAAGTACAGATGTATACAGGTGCAGATTATTACATCACATTCGGTTTCGTCCCATTCATCATTGAATTAGACGAAGAGGCGGGGCTGCCACGTATACGCATAGAAAGTCCAATTGGGGCTTACCCAGAATTTGACCGCTATGGACGTTGCATTGCCTTTGCTAAGAAATACTCAATAACAATTGCTGAGTTAGTAGCACAATTCCCAGAATACGAATATGAACTTTTGGGTAAAGAGGGATATAGACAAGACTTAAATTCAAAGGTTGATTTTGTTCGTTATTATGATAAAGACCAATCATTAATTTATATCCCTACTAGAAACAATTTGATTCTTTTACAAGCGGCTAATCCCCTTGGTAAGATGATGGTTATAGTTGCTAGGCGCCCATCAGTTGATGGTGAGATGCGTGGACAATTTGATGATGTACTAGGTATTCAACTGCTTCGTAATAGGTTCGCATTACTTGCGATGGAAGCAGCAGAGAAATCAGTACAGGCACCAATTGTTGTCCCACAAGATGTTCAAGAAATAGAGTTTGGCGGAGATTCAATCATTCGCACAAACAATCCTGCGGGTGTGCGTAGGGTAGAACTACCTGTACCTGCTGGTGCATTTACTGAACAAACATTATTACAACAAGAGTTAAGAACTGGAACACGTTATCCAGAATCACGTACTGGTAATCTTGATGCAAGTATTATTACTGGCCAAGGTGTTCAGGCTCTTATGGGTGGATTTGACACACAGGTTAAATCTGCTCAGGCTATCTTTGCTTCAGCATTAAAAGATGTTATATCTATTTGTTTTGAAATAGATGAATCATATTTTGATTTTGAGAAAACAGTTCGTGGTGTAGATGCTGGTTCTCCATACAGTATTGATTACAAACCATCTAAAGATATTAAGTCTGATTACTCAGCCGATGTTCGTTACGGTATGCTTGCTGGTCTTAACCCAGCACAAGGACTTGTCTTTATGTTACAAGCATTAGGTGCCAAGATTATATCTAAAGATATGGTTATGCGTGAACTACCATTTGGTATTAACGTAACCCAAGAACAAGAAAAAATTGAAGTTGAAGAAATGCGTAACTCATTACTTGGTGCACTTGGAGCATATACTCAAGCAATACCTCAAATGGCTACACAGGGAATGGACCCATCTGAAATTATTACTAAAATTGCAGATGTAATTAAAGCCCGTCAAAAAGGTATAAGTATTGAAGATGCAATTGAAGAAATATTTAAGCCTAAAGAATTACCTCCTGCTGGTGCCCCACAGGTTGAGCAAGCGTCCCCTGCTCCCGTTGGTCCAGCAGGAGGTCTACCTCCAGAAGCAGAACAAGGTGGTGGATTACAAAGTCTTTTATCTAGTTTAACTTCAAGTGGTAGAGCAAATGCTAGTGCAAGGACAGTAGTAAGAAGATAGTTTAGAAGGGGACAATGACTGCAATAGTTGGAATACAGGGTAAAGGTTGGGCTGTTTTGGCAGCAGACTCTATGACCACGTATACAGATAAACCATATGTAGCCAAGGGCTGTGACAAGATAGTTAAGGTTGGGGAGTATTTAGTTGCAGTAGCAGGTGATGCTATAGCAGGAGATATTCTTAATAACCTATGGCAACCACCTAAAGTAATTAAAACGCAAGACCCAGATAGATTTATGATGATTAGAGTATTACCATCTATAAAACAAACTCTAACTGAAGCAGGTTATGACCCAGCACCAAAGAATAAGAACGATGATGATGCTGGATGGGATGCATTAATTTGTTTTAATGGAAAGTTATACCAAGTTAGTGATGACTATGGATACATGCGAGATGATAGAGGTTTATACGGAATAGGCGCAGGCGGGGGATTAGCCCTTGGTGCCTTAGCAATGATGGAAACAGAAACAAAGACACACGCCAAAGCATCAGGTGCTGCTAAGAAAGCAGTGCATGTAGCAATTCAATATAATGTTTGGTGCGGTGGACCAGTTTATACTAAAACACAATTTACTAAGTAGGAGGAAGTGTGGCTCAGCAAGGTGGATATAGAAAACCAAGTAACCCAGCCCCAATATCAGGTCCTGGCGCTCTTAGTCAACGGACTGACGGGGGCGCAACACAACCCGCAACCTACATGGCAGGATTACCCTACGGACAAGGACAACAGAATTACGACAATCAGGTAGCAGCGCCTATGGCTGGCAATCCCATACCACAAATGGAGATGCCAACACCATTAATGGCACCTACCTCACGACCTAATGAACCAATTACCTCTGGTGTTGATGTAGGAGATGGTCCTGGTTCAGAAATAAGAAAGCGATTACCTAATCCATCTTATACAATTCAAGATGTAATTAAAAATTTAATCCCGTATGACCCATCTGGTGAAGCAGAGTTAATTTATAAAAGTTTGCTTGACGAAGGATACTAATGGCATATCGTCTTAATCCGATAGTAGCCAGAACTAGCCCAAATCTTTATGCTGCTGCTAAATCTGCAAACATACCCATTGAACAAGGGTCTCAATTAGAACAATTTAGTTGGACTGTTGATAAGAATAAAAAATTAAATCAATTACCTATTGATATTGCCCGTAAAGACTTTAATGGACTAGACCCATCTGCTCAAGAAAAATTAAAGTTTTTATTTCCTGAATCAGATTATCAATTAGCAGAACCAGGTGCTAGTAATTATCTTACAGGGGCTATAAAAAGCGCTGCTACTATTGCTAAGAGTCCATTGATTTTATTATTTAAGGCCGCTGGTGTTTTTAACAGAGCAATTAATACACCTTTTTTATTAGCACGTCAGGCTTCACAGGGCGAAGGTTTATTTACTAAAGAATCATTTAGTGATGCATGGGATGGGCGTAGAGTATACGACCAAGGTGCATTAACTGAGGCAACAGATTACTTTGGTGCCGAAAGAGTAGAGATAGCAAAAGGTTTAATTGCTGGCAAAAAACCAGGTGAGATTATTGCTAATTCTGGCGGTATAGTAAATCAAAAATTACTAGATGCACTAGAAGAATCATACAATAATCCAGAAGCATTCCAACAAGTAATGGATGGCGTTAAATTTGCACAGGTATCTCCAGGTAGAGATATAGCACGTGCAACTGGAATCCAAAGTATTTCTGGTCCAATAGATTTTATATATCAAATTGC